TTAAATAAGGATATATGCGTGTAAGGTATAGAAGGTAAAATGCGCATAAAGTTACTAAAGTTTACACTTATTGCCCCTTATTTGCCCCCCTTTTTTTATAAAAAAAGACTTGGCAGCATGAACTACCAAGCGACATGAAAAAACTAAATACAATCACCCACTAGAAAACTAGAGGCACGCAAATCGTACATCTATAGTGTACCTCTAGTTAGATTAAATGTCTAATGCAATACAAAGAAGACACAAAAAGGCTAGGATAACCCTAGTCTTTTATCGCTCCCAGATAACGCCGTTGTCAGCGTACCCCACGTAGTCCACGCCGTCAACGGGCTTCATGCCACGACCTTCAATCAGCAAGTCGCCGTCTTTATCTCTCCAAAAGTCGAGCATGTCTGCCACTTCTTCCCAAGATTGCTCTTTCAATTCGTCTGCATACACATCTTGGATAAGCTCTTTGATTTCTCTTTCAGTATCAGTCATGAGTGCGCCCCTTCTTTCTGCTATCAATTCCTCTAGTTCGTTCAAATCCGAACCCGTAGCGTGGTTTCGGATGAAGCTACGAGCGGACGAACGCTTTGATAAATAATTACGATGCTCTCTGTTCTGCGAGTTCCATCTTTTAGTTGCTTTTGTTTGTGCGTCCATTGTGCTACTCCTTTGAATTATCCAATGAAGTCGATTAATTCTTCAAAAGGAACATCCTCGATGCTTTCGTAATCTGTGAAGTCTTTCATGTATCCTTCCAAATCTTCGAGAACTTTTTCTTCAGTAACTTCTTCTTCTCCGTCGTAGTATTTTCTATACTCAGCAACAAGTTCGTTGATTTGTGTTTGTGTTAGTGCCATTTTATTTTACCTTGAGAACTTCTTTCGTTCTCCCTTTCCTTATCTTCATTTATATTATAGTACATATACTATATATTGTCAACACTTTTGATAAAGAAATTTAGTTTTTTTGCAAAATAAAAAACCCGACTGAAAGCCGGGGACAGTTCGAGAATTTTCGTCGAAAGACGCCAAGTATTCCACTGATTATAGTATCACTTATCGTAGAGATTAGCAAATATAAAAAAAGAGCTATGAGATAACCTCGTAGCTCTTTGCCTATGATGGATAGATATATTATAGCAAATAAAAAAAGCCCCAGCAAGTGCCAGGGCTTCGACCACTACTGCCATGGTATCCCTACTGCAGTGTGAGGGGAGGTGATATACTCCTTTTATTTTATTTTTGTTCGTGGTCTGTTATTTACAGTTTAAGCGAATGAACCGAATGACGTTACACGCCGACCGTTCTCTGACTGACCGACTGCAACATAGCGACGATTACCAGACCAGCTAATGTAGCTAATCCAGATATAGCCGTCAACGTCACACCAACCGTCATAGTTGATAGTTTCACCGGCTCCATAGACTGCCACAATTTCAGCACCTAGACCAGCACCAGCTCGAACATTAAGAGCTGAGACTTCAACCGTGAATGTCCCGGTTTCCTCGTTAATAGTAATTATACCATCAAACGGGATCGGAGTTGGTGCAGGGGATTGTGTTTGATTATCTGTTGGGAAGTAGAACCAGCCTACAATACCGTCAAAATTGCGTGTATTGTAACGAGCAGGACCACCAACATACAAGCTATCAGCGTTGCCGTCAATATTCTGCTCAATCGTTCGCATGGTATAGCCGTCTGAATCTTCGATAACCAGACCAGTGTGCCCGTATGGGTGCCCTGCGATGTAAGTAGTATCCATGACGAATACAGCCCCACGACGTGGACGACTGTCAAGGTTGCCCACTTGGTTATACTCGACTTCATAGCCTGCTTCTGCCGCTGAGTTGAGCAAGTCAATGGCGTTGCCCCACAGGGCGCGGCCAAAGAAATTAATTGAGATAGAGTTAGGCAGGTCAACGCATTGTGTCCCCCAGCTTCCATCTGCATCGGTACCAATCCCAGCATTAGCTAGGTCTTCTGCAAATTGAATAATGTCGTTATCTGTTGCCATATTAATATCCTTCCTTGTCGTTTCGTGGTTCGTGGTAGCCCAAGGCTTGCTCACTATCTCCAAGACCCTTGGTAGTTGGGTCTGGAATGATGTTGAGAATATTTACGATTGTCAAACCTACCAAATAAGGGTTTGATACAAATTTACCGAACAAGCCGAACACTGCATCCCAACTTGTCAAGTCTTGGAAATTAATTCCAAAGTAAGTCAAGATGGGTAGTGCAATCGCAAGCGCTACACGATACAAGAACGCTTTATTTTTTGAGTTAAAACGTACAGACCAGTTAATTTTATTCATCAGTTGATTTTCCTTTCAATTTTTCGATTTCTTTTTTAAGTTCAATCACGGTGTCGACCAATCGCTGGAAGTGACCATCGTCATCAACATACCACAAGCCTTGTTGCTTGGCGTCGCCAAACGTACGAGCAAATAAGCGGCGTTCGTTGCCTTCGCCTTTATTTTTGCCATTGTCGTAAGCGTCCCAGCTATCTTCTGGGACACGCGCTAATTCAAACCCTAGCAAGTTCTCGGCAGTGATTGAATCAATCCACTCATAATCACCTCTCCAAGAGGCTTCCTTGGTTTCCGGGTCAATATAGAAGGGCGGATTGTCTAAACCGTATAGATTAATGCCGCCATTTTCTTTGTCTTTAAAAAAATAAAATGGCAAGTTCGCATTCGGAGTCCCGACATCGCCCGTCGCTTCTTCTAATTCCTTCCAGACGTGCGGTTCCTCTGAACCATTATTAGTCCATGAGCTTGAATCTTCAAACCATTTCAAAGACTTCAAATTGTTGATATCCTGCCTGATTTGGGTTAGGTCAACGTTTCCGGCTGGGACTGTGTTTGAGTCTTCAATCTTTTTTTCAATCGCATCAGTTCGCTTAAATAGTTCTTTAATGTCTCGACCGATGCTTTTAATTGTCTCCACAAGATTCATTACTGTTCCTCTTTTGCTTGCGTATATACAGATAGATAATCTACATCAGTCACAGCGTCAATCTTTTGGCCAAGCTCTGTCAGCTTAGCTACGATTGCTACGCTGGTGTCGCTGTTTAGAGTGCCAATCTTATCTGCAATCTCTTTGAGCGTGTCAAGATTCTCTGGAACTCCTTCACCGAGAATCTCTGCTTTTAGCTGCTTGATTGCCTCGTTTAGTTGCTGCTCAGTGATCCCTGCGCTTGTTCCCTTGTCATTGATTGCTTTACGCAAGTTCTTGATATCTGTACCGATTGCAACGACTACTGCTTCTAATTTATTTTTAGCCATGCATTATCCTTTCAAATTTTAGCTAAATTGTATATTGCTACTAAATCTGGAAGCTCATCTACATTATCGTTGCCTAAGTGCTTCCGTACTTCCTCAGCCAACGCTTTTATTTTGGGTCTTCAGTATTGCTTGGAATGCTAGCAGATGGATTAAAGGACGGACGAACACGTATTTTAAATTCATCTGTCGGGAAAATGAACCCATCTAGTTTTAATTCCAACTTGTAACGACCAGGATCTACTGTATCTTTGAATTTGAAGTTGAAGCGACCTGATTCTACAGATACATCTTCATACAAAATTACTTTTTTCGCATTGAAAATGGCAAGCTTACCTGTGCCAGATAAGTCTTTCTTCAAGCCGTCATCGCCCAAAATCTCAAATTCAAATACTGATGCAGTGTCTCCCGATTTGATGACACACCCACCGTCAACTTGCTTGATGCTCGTCATGATATCATTCATCGTTCTCGTCGGTCCTCTTTCTTTTCTGAAGGTGTCAAATTAAATTTATCCTTGTCAATGTTCATCTTGACGTACTTATCAATAAAAGGGATTTCCACCCCTAAAGCTGACAAGCTAGCTAAAATGCTAGAGGTGTAAGCTGCAATCATAGCAAAGATGAATGTATCAACGATACTCGTCAGATTCATGAAATTTGCAAATGGGTAGAACATGGCCACAAACACGGTCATTGCTGTGTGGCTGACTACTCCTTTACGAAACTTTGTGCTCGAGAGTTCGTGAGCAGCCCAAGCCCTAGACACACCAACGGCTATGTCCGAAAAAATAATTATCACAAGAATAGCCACCCATGGATGCTCATCAATACCGTGCGCATAGAAGTCTCGGACTACATCGAAGAGCCCAAAAATCCCATCTGGTTTATTGTTCATTGCTTACCCCTGTATCGTTAGACTCTGCTAGGATTTCATCTTCAATTTTGTAACGAAGGGTGCGCAGTTCTTGCTCATCTTTACGCATCTGTTTGCGGTATTTAGCATAGAGCTCTGCGTTAATAAGATTCTCTTGAACACTAGATACCGCATTCTCGTCAATGCTGATGTATGTCTGTTTAACCAGAACTGTAGTTCCTTCTTCTTCGACGTTGAATTCTGCATTGATTGTACGTTGTTTTGTGATTTTAAGTGACATGATATTATTTTCCTTTCTTTTTATTCTTCAACCGTTGGATATTCGTCTTCGGTTATGTAAGTGACTGTTCCTGTGTAGACTGCATTTTCAGAACTTTGGTTTGAAAAATACATGTTTCCATCAGGTTCAAGGTGCCACACTGCACATCCTTTGTGCTCATTAGCTGCATTTTTATTTACAACCAAGTGAGTTTGTACACAAGGCTTGAATCCATTTGGAATCTTCTCGCCCAAATCCTTGTGTTCACCTTCAACAACAGAATAGATTCCTCTGATTAAGCTGAAGGTTACTACATTCCCAAGCCGTACTGCATTCGCTTTTACATCGAAACCTATCGGGATTTCTTTTTTAACAACGGGTTGGTTGGTTTGCACGAACTCAACCCATTTTCCAACTGTATTCTGCGTTAGAGTTCGCTTGAAGAACCTACCAGAACTTGTTGTCAGCGATTGGTGAATACCACCCAAGCCCTCTATTACTTCTAAGAAACCCACTTGTTCTGTAGGTTTAGGCTTGCTGATAGGGTAGTTCTTCATCGTGCTCATCACCGAGAAGAATCCCGTCGTTCTGTAACCGTCAAGATTCGTGTTGTTATATTCGATGATTGCAGCACCTCGAACTTCTGTAAGCTTGTGATGCTGAATTGTTTTCGAGCCCGAATAAATCAATCCGTTGACATCAAGCGCCCCGTTTTCACGATATTTACCAATACCAACTCCCTGTTGATCGTAGGACATGATAATTTTATCGGTCGGCACTGTAGTTTGAAATTCTGAGACTGAAAATCTATCCTCTAGCTTACCTATGACTATGAATGACGTATCTGCAGGATATTCCTTGCCTAAATTTGCGTTAGATGCCTTGAATTCAGAAATGCTTGACCATTCACCGCCAGCTTGCCCATTATCCGCTACAACATTGCTTGTTCCAACTTTTGCCGTTGTGAAAGTCAACCTCATGGTATTTTTTTGAACACCATTAACACTAAGAGGTGCTATTTTAGCGAACCTCTTAATGGTTAGCGTGTCTGACTTTGAACCACTTCTGACAACCTCAAATTTCAGTGTTGGGCTGAAATAGAATAGAAATGTTATTTTAACCTCTTTCCAATCGGACCAAATCCCACGAGAATCTTGAACTCTCCCCCTCAAGGTCATTTGAGTGTCTTTATTTACAGCGACCTCACGGAACACCCCACCGTTCGTTGAAACAGAATTGCTAGCACCAACAATTTCAGCGTAGTACCCAGCTATTGTAGCCCCATTCCTTGCTTGCACTCCGTTGAAAACTACTTTCACAAGCGACATTATAGACACGAAATGTGTCGGCTCCGGAATTATCCTTTGAGTCGTTGGATTTGTGTCTGTCAAAGTAAATCCAGTGAACGAAGGCTTTATGTTGTTTGTGACAATGCTTGCCGTTAGTGTTGCTGACTGCGTCTGAATCAATTTGCCGTCTACATAAGTATCGACATATATGGTGCCTCGGCCAGTTGTTGCATCTGGTATGTCGTTGGCAAAATCCGCTGGGATTGTCCACTTAAACGATGCCCCAACATTGTCAGCAATTTTACCTTGCTTGTTACCCCAAAAATAGCGCAGTGTGTGCGTAGCGCCAGCTAATTTCCTGTCGATAGTGATATCTACTTGATTGCCAATGAATCCCTCTAGAACGCTCACCGAACTTCCTCTTGGGATAGTTGTCAGCGTTATGCCTTGATTGCCGATGTCTAGGTTTCCAGGGCTGTATCCACCCGATCCGTTGAAATGCGCACGCACACCGAAGGCACCAGACCCATCGTCAGCATGGCGGACAGTAATTGTGCGGTCAATCAACTGTATTTCTGAGTTTCGGTTAAGCATCGCTGGGCTACCAGAGTAGTCAATTCGTTGCCCAAAACCATCGACGTAACCAGAACATTGATAGCTTGCAAATGTCCACCCTTGATTCAGCAATGCTAATCGAATACGGACATCACTTGTATTGGTTTGGATATTCTGTCCAACTTGGTCAATCCACAGCCTAATCCGATATCCACGGTCATTATTTGACCAAAATTCTACCATGATTAACTACCTCCCACATATCTAATGACATTCCTGTCGGGATTGATGAAATCTTGCTCTTCTCGATAGCGACCAATCTGGATAGTTTTAGAGAAAATACCGTTCTCGATGTGAATGACACCTTGAGAAATATACATCACCTCATTACCAGCTGAGAACATTGAGATGCGACCATTTGGACTGAACAGCATAGAGCTAGAGTTGTCTGTTTTACCAATGACAAGCCCTTCATTTGATGAAGTCATGTAGCTGTCAATGAAGTTCCAGCGCTCTGACATGTCATCCAGATTGTTCTCTAGCTTCGCTACACGAGCACTGGCATCAGCAAGATTCTTTTCGGCTTGTGCCCGATTAGCGTTATTTGCATTAACGAAATCTTGATAGGCTTTGACCCATTGATTAAGTATCTCAAGAGAGGCTTTGGCCTCAAGCTCGGCTTGTACCACAGAATTAACTTCGTTGAGCTTGTTGAGCTGTGCTTGTGTCAAAACTTGGTCGGCTTTGGAATCGATGTCATCCTGTACATCTTCAATCGCAGGGGTCCAGTCCGTTTTGACTGTTCCTTTTTCGATTTTTACTTCCCAAACAGATTTGCTAGCCGTTTTGTGATATGTGTTGACACGTAGATGATAGTTCCCTGTTGGTTTAACCCAAGTAATCGGCGTTCCTATAGTCCCTGTTTTTAAATCAGATACAATCTGATAATTTTGGTATTTATCATCCATTAACCAGAGTGTCACATTATCGCTCTCGATATTTGGGTTGTGCAAGGCAGTAAAATCACCGTCTGATTTTGCACTAATAAGGTATTTTTGATCCTGCTCTAAATAAACAGAAGTTTCGCTTTTATACAAAACGTTATTATCGAAATTCGCTGGTTTTTTATCCGGCTTAAAAGGTCCTTTCGAGCCTTTTAAGAGGTTGCGACCACCGACAGACACGCTACCAGCAGTGTCATTCCATGCATAATCGGCTGGGTTAGCGCTATTTGCTTTATCAAAGTTAGTACATACGCCTAGGTACCGCTTGGTGCCGTCTTGCGTCAGACTGAAACCAGTTCGACCATCGGCACTATCGGCATAAGCAAAGTGGACGTAAGGTGTTCGTCCGTCCGCTCCAGCTTTGCCGGGGATGCCATCACGCCCATCGCTACCTTTCCATTTAGACCAACGGTAATCTTGTGGATTCCGACTACCCGTAGTGCTGAAATCTTGGTACATACCGATGAAAGCCTTGTCGGTAGCGGTTTGGCTAAAACCGCTACCAGACACCGTGTCAGCGTAGGCAATGTGGGTATACTGTGTTTTACCAT